TCAGCAACTGTCCACTTTCCTATCTGGCACCAAGAAATCAGAGACATCCTCGTCCTCAAAAACAACAAAGGAACAGACGACAACAGAGTCAGAAAGTTAGATTATAGTATACAGATCTCTAAGTTATTTTATGAGAGATTTATATCTAATCAGGACGTAAGTTTATTCAGTCCTCATGATGTACCAGGACTTTATGACAGTTTCGGTACAGATAATTTTGATGAGTTATATTTACAATATGAACAGGATGAATCCATTCCTAGAAGTACTATTGGTGGGCAGGAGTTAATTCTTGAGCTCTTGAAAGAAAGAGCAGAGACTGGTAGAATATACATTATGAATATTGACCATTGTAATTCTCATTCTTCTTTCCAAGATAAGGTTGAGATGAGTAATTTGTGTCAAGAGATTACACTTCCAACTAAACCTATACAACACATTGATGATGAATCTGGGGAAATTGCTCTCTGTATCCTTTCTGCTATTAATATTGGCAAAATTAGGGATGTTTCGGATTTTGAAAGTCTTTGTGATCTTAGTGTTAGGAGCCTTGATGAACTTATTGATTTTCAAGGATACCCCGTCAAGGCAGCAGAAATCGCTACTAAGGCACGTAGATCCCTTGGTGTGGGTTTCATCGGTTTAGCACATTATCTTGCCAAGCAGGGTGTTAAATATGATGATCCAGAGGCATGGGAGTTGGTACATCAATTAACTGAGGCATTCCAGTACTATTTGATTAAGTCTACTGTTCAATTGGCAAAGGAGAAGGGTGCATGTGAGTATTCTAATAGGACAAAATATGCTCAGGGTATTCTTCCTATTGATACATATAAGAAAGATGTTGATGAGATAGTATCTAATGACTTATTATTTGATTGGGAGTCTCTACGGAGAGAGGTATTGGAATATGGAGTCAGGAACTCAACATTGTCTGCACAAATGCCATCGGAGAGCAGTTCCGTTGTGTCAAATGCCACAAACGGAATCGAACCACCTAGAGGATACTTGTCCATTAAAAAATCTAAGAAGGGACCACTCAAGCAAATAGTACCTTCATATGGAAGTCTTAAGTCAAACTATACACTCCTTTGGGATATGCCTGGGAATACTGGGTATATTAATGTTGTTGCTGTTATGCAGAAGTTCTTTGATCAAGCAATTTCTGGAAACTGGAGTTATAATCCAGAGCATTATGAGAACTCTGAAGTTCCTACTAGTGTAATGGCTCAGGATCTTTTAACTACATACAAATATGGTTGGAAAACTTCTTATTATCAGAATACTTATGATAATAAAACTGATGAAGTTGAACCAGCCCATCCTGTTGGATGGTATGATAATATAGAAGAAGTTGGAATTCATGGTAAAACTGCATTAGATAATTTGGTGGATGATATTTTATCTTCAAAGGAGGAGGAATGTGAAAGTTGTGCAATCTAAATCTATTGAGTCTATGACTGTTTTTAATACTGAAGAGGTTGATACTAAGAAGCAACCCATGTTTTTTGGGAAACCTCTTGGTATTCAGAGATATGATACGTATAAGTATCCTGTTTTTGATAAGTTAACAGTACAACAGTTGGGATATTTTTGGAGACCTGAAGAAATATCTCTTCAAAAAGATCGTGGAGATTATCAATCATTACGTCCAGAACAGAAACATATCTTTACATCTAACTTGAAATATCAAACAATGCTTGATAGTGTTCAGGGTAGAGCACCTGGTATGGCATTTGCTCCATATTGTTCTCTTCCTGAACTTGAAGCATGTATGAATATATGGCAACTTATGGAGATGATCCATAGTCGTTCTTATACTTACATCGTTAAGAATGTATATTCAAATCCTTCTGATGTGTTTGATACTATTCTTAGAGATGATCGTATTCTAGAACGTGCCGGAAGTGTAACTCAAGCATATGATCAATTTATTAACCAGGCACAGGAATGGGCAAGTGGTACTATGTGGCAACCTGATGCTATGGGATCTCCTTCAGCACAGTGGTGTAGAAAAGATTTAAAACGTTTACTCTATAGGGCAGTAGCAAATGTTAACATACTGGAAGGAATACGTTTTTATGTCTCTTTTGCTTGTAGTTTTGCTTTCGGTGAACTCAAGCTTATGGAAGGTTCTGCAAAAATCATCTCCCTCATTGCAAGAGACGAAAACCAGCACTTGGCAATTACACAGAACATATTAAATAATTGGAAGAAGGGTGATGATCCTGAGATGGTTGAGATTGCCAAGAAAGAAGAACCTTGGCTTATAAAGGCATTTGATGATACGGTTAACGAAGAAAAGCGTTGGGCCGATTATTTGTTTAAAGATGGATCTATGATAGGATTGAATGAGAAATTATTACAACAATATGTTGAGTGGATTGCTAATCGTAGAATGAGATCAATCGGACTTAAACCAATCTATGACATACCTGCAAAGAATAATCCACTTCCTTGGACAGAGCATTGGATCTCTTCTAAAGGTCTTCAAGTGGCACCCCAAGAAACAGAAGTTGAATCCTATATTGTTGGAGGAATCAAACAAGACGTTGAAGAAAACACTTTCTCAGGATTCAAACTCTGAGATTCAGTGGAAAATGGAAGATATGTATGATGCTTATCGCGATGCTGCTGAAGAAGGTTATGACAAATTAGTTGGAGGTTAAAGATGATGAGTCCCTTTGGAAATGTTCAAAACACAAGAGAAAATTATTACAGACATTTGGGAAGAGTGGTTGTAGAAGTATTAGTTCAATTTAAGGAAGAAGATCCTGCATGGATACCTTTAGATACATTATTGTCTATTCAATCTTTGGAGTCTAAATAACTGCAGAAAATTTTATTAATAACATGCAACCAACATTAGATCCTAGTGAAATGAAAGGGATTGCGGATATATGGAATACTATTGTAAATCCTCCTGAAAATCCCCCAGAAGAGACTGAGACTGCTGATAAAAGTGATTCTAATACTCCTCAGTATGATGCTGGTACAGGACATATGAGTGTTCGTGATGAATTAGAAGCATCAGGTAAGTTTTCTGCTGATGAAATAGATAGCATTATGAAGAATGCTGAGTAATCTATATAAGGTAGCGATATGAAAATCATGGGATGGAAACCGCCACAAAGGCCGGAGTGGGTGAAGATGATTATGAAAACCCCTGGACCTATCAAGGTACAACTTTTACTTCTGACGATATTAACGACTTCTTCGGTTTTGTCTACTGCATTACTAATCTCCAAACAGGGAAAAGGTACATTGGACGCAAATATTTTACCCAGCGTAGAAAGCCTAGAGGTAGCAAAAGAAGGGTTACGTCTGAGAGTGACTGGAAGAAGTACTACGGAAGTTCTTCAGAGCTTAAAGAAGACGTTAAACATTTTGGAAAATCACTCTTTAAAAGAGAAATCCTAAGTCTCCATACGACTTTAGGGAAGGTAAATTACGAAGAAACTAAGCAATTATTTCTAAATAATGTATTAATGGAGGCACTTGACGATGGGACTCCAGCATATTATAATAGCAATATTCTAGGCCGTTATATGCGTAAGGACTATGGTAACTTTAGAGGAAACTCTTAGACACACATCTGATTGGGTAGTCGATAGGATATCTATCCTTACTGACGAAATGGATCCAGAGAGATTGGAAGATGCTTTTTCTATAGAAAGAGAATTTAAGGAGTGGTTAGATCCTGTAGATGAGCAGCAAGACATCTATTCATTGGAATATATTGGTGAGGAGAGTGAATATGAATGAGAAACTTAGGCAAGAAACTTTATTAATTCTTCTTAAGAAATTCGGACACTTAAATGATAATAGATCCATATATGAATGTGCTGATGAATGGGTAAGTAAATTTAAAACTACTGCAGGCCTTGTCAAATATTACGAAACGTATTATAATAACCCTAAATAGACTCATCTGTTTAAATAAAATGCAAAAAATTATAAATGTCATCGCAGTGTCGTCTGGTGTTGTATCTCTTGCCGTTGTTGGGAGTGGGTTATATGTATACCTACAGCGAGATCAACTGGTTGATAATGTCAAGTCCCAAGTTATGGAAACCATTCTTGACTCACTTGGCGGATTGGGTAGCGGGCTTGCGCCAGATGTAACACTTCCTGATGGTGCTAATGATCTTTCACCTAGTGCTCCACAAACTGACACTACTTCTGCTGCTGGACTTGGAGTTCCTGGTCTTTGATAAATAGAAGAACCATGCTACAATTTCTATGTCTGAAGAAGTAAAAGAAGAAAAGAAGGACGAGAAAAAGAAAAGTCTTCTTAGTAAGATCAAGGATAAAGTTGTTCCTGATCATGACGAGAGTGCTGCTATTTTGTCTAGTATGGTTAGGCTTGGAGTCCTTGTGTGGTCCGGCGGAATATTGACTTTAAATTACGTGGCCATACCAGGTGTTCCACAACAGAAAATTGATCCGACTTTTATAGCTTCAGTTTTTACTGGAGTTTTAGCTAGCTTCGGGATTCAGACAGCATCCAAGAAGGGTGATGGTACTATGAAGATGGATAAAGGTGGTGGTAGTGGTCCTAATGGGCAAATATCTAAGGCAGATATGGAGAAGTTGATTGAGAAAGCAACTCAATCTGCTCCTGCACAAATCATTAGGTTAGAACAGGCACCTTTAGTAATTAATCCTGGTCCTCCTCAAAAACCTCCTACAGCATAAAATGAAACTTACTGAATTGGCTAAAACCGTTGATAATATGAATCGACGGTTGAATTATTTACAAATCTATGTTATTATAGCATTGATACTTTCTATCATATCATTATATGAACAAGTGGTTGGGCATTAGCTTAGGGGCAATCCTAGGAATATCCCACATAGGGATGATAGGAATGATTTCCAGGCAAAGTAAATTTCCTGTGGTAAATCTTCCTGTTGGTCCTTATACATCCTATAGTGTATCTGCAAATAAGGAAGGATATTCGATTAATTATAAAGCGAATGATCCTAAAGTAATGCGTGTGGAAAGGGATATTAAGAGAAAAGGTGGCTTTCTGGGGTTGGGTAACAACAAAACAACAATCGTTGAAGAGTACACGATGGATGGGTCTCAGCACCTGGAGGATAGGAAGCCGGGAAACGGATTATCTTCAAGTGAAATCGCCTGCCTTAAAGCAGAAGGTGGTGGAGAACAAACAGGAAGAATGGTCGGTGCAAGCCTTGGTGCTGCTGCTGTTCCTAGTGTTGCCTCTGTTCCTTTTGTTGGTTGGGTGCTTGCTGGTGCTGCTACAATGATGGGTATGGATGCTGGTGAAGATGTTGGTGGTTCTATGGCTAGAAGTCTAGCAAATTGTGATTAATATAGATAGTATTATTCGAAATAAGGGAGAGTAATGGGACTACCAGACAAGGCACAAAAGGTATTTGATAAAGTAGTAGCATGGGATAGAAATCTTGCAAGAAGATTTCAGGATAAGTTTAACTTAACTGATTATCAAATGCTGTGCGTTTCATTTGCAAAAGGATTTATTATTGGAGCAATTTTATTATGAACGCAACTAAAATTCCTGTTGCGGTACTTACATTTTTAGCAGCACAATTAGCTGGTGCTGTGTGGTGGGGTGCTCAGATTGATGCTAAAGTAAAACTTGTAGAAGAGAATAGGAGATACCTTGCAGAGGTTGTTATTCCTTCTTATGAGATTGGCGATAACTGGGATAATCCCCATCATAATAATTGGATTAAAGCAGGTGGTTGGAAAGATTAAATGGAACTTAACGATAGTAATGTTATAGAAGTTCTTAATGAAATGCTTCCTTATATAGAGGCAGATGGTGGTTGGTTAGAATATGTTGAGACAGACTTTACAGAAGATGGTCCATATGTTAAAGTACGATTAGGAGGAGCTTGCTCTACCTGTGCTTATAGTTCACAGACTATAAAGATGGGTATTGAAAAGAAACTTCAAATGGAAATTCCTGAAATTGTAGGAGTAATTCAAGTATTATGAACATTCTTAATTGGCTTTATAGATCTATTATGAATATCAATGTTGGTACTCATAAAGGAGATGATTTTAATCCCGCTAGGGTAGTGTGTACCCTCGACGATAAAGAAGTTGATTGTTTTACTAGTCAATTAGAATCAGATGGTTATGTTTATAATGATATAAGAGACTGGTGGGAACGTACATGGTCTACAAATGAAGGTAAAGAATCTATTCAGGAAGTTTATAAATTAGAGGGAGATAATTGGAAACAGTTGATGATAGGGTATGGTGATCGAGTATTTTATGAAGAAAATGTAAATATAGCTGATGGAATAGTAAAGTGAGATATCATCTATATACTTTTGTAACTGCTTTAATCTAATGGAAATCCTATTAATCGTAGCTGCTATTGGAGGTGCCGCATTCGGTGCTTATAAGATGACACCAAAATCTTGAAGAGTGGGAATACGATAGGGAATTTCTTAATGATGTTGTTAACTCAGTTTACCGTTGTTGGTATGTGTGTAGCACTTTGTTTATTATTTGCATGACTAGATGGATTATTGTTAATATTAATGAAGTTATTGAAAAATTCTATCCACAATTACCTCCAGATCAGATAGAAGAGATTGCTGAGTATATTGATAAAAATTGGGATTATAGTGATCATCGGAGACAGATTTATAATGGATTTATTAATTATGTACGTGAAGTAAATGTTGAATTAGTTCATGAAATAAGAGCAGATAGATTGTTAGGGGATGGTGATAAAAATAGTTAATAATACCTATAAGTAAACTAAATATTAGTATAATTTACGCGAGCCCACGGCTATTAGTTGTGTCTCATTACACAGTTCAGTACTTAGATAGTACACAGCATCATCAAAGCATCTGTGAGTATGCAGAGGATGCTTTTTCAGCAAGAAATCAGGCAGTACAAGACGTTCCATATTTACATTCCCATCCAAACAAAATTGATGCTATAATGAGTGAGGGAAATTTATTCAGTTCAATAAGATGAAAACATTATTCCAAACATTTTGGATTATATTATTATCAATAATATTAATATTTGCTCCACGTATAGCATATGCCGCAGAAATTACTATGGGTTCCAATGGGAATCTGGTATTTGATCCTAGCGAACTTAGTATTTCTGTGGGTGATACAGTCACCGTTATTAACGGAGATTTACCCCCACATAATTTTGTGGTAGCAGATCATCCAGAACTATCACACCCAGATCTTGCGTTTGTAGGTGGTGAGAGTTTTGATGTTACTTTTACAGAAGTAGGAGACTATGAGTTTCAGTGCGAACCTCATGCTGGTGCAGGAATGAAGGGGGTAATTCACGTTGAATGAAGTAGTACAAAGTGTTAATATTATGATTGGCATCCTTATGGGTGGTGTTTCATGGTCAATCTACTATATAATGCGTATGGCTTACCTTGAAATGAAAGATGACGGAGCACAGCCAAGAAACGAAGATAGCAATTCTTGAAGCAAAAGTTGATCATATGATGGGTCATGTGAAAGAACTGACCCAACGTGTTCGTGCGAATGAGAAGGTAGTTGCTTCAGTAAGTCTTTTGGGAGTTATAGCCTGTACCATTGTTGGTGCGGGTTATTTTGCTCCAAAGGCAGACGCTGTATCTACTAATGAGTGGATAGAGGATATGAGGAATTGGAAGAGTGAACAAAATCGTACTCCATTGGATGAGATGCTAAATAACTCACTACTAGAATACGAGGAAATGGAACATGGGTGCGATGGTACCACCGAGCAGGAAGAGTTGCTACAACTTCAGAGTGACGAAGATTGATAAGGTTCTTGATGGTGATACTATCGATGTTACTATTGACCTCGGTTTTGATCTATACAAGAAAGAAAGAGTTAGAATTGCAGGAGTTGATACGCCGGAGAAGAGAACACGAAATAAGGAAGAGAAGGAGTTAGGAGTCCATGCTACCAACTGGCTTAAAGAAAAATTGGAAAGCACACTTGCTGGTGACGATCAGCTTTTCATTCGTACTGAGCTTGTGGGGGGCGTTGGGAAGTACGGACGGTTATTGGGGTGGTGTTACATCGGGGACTCCGAAGTGTCACTCAATGAACAAATGATTACTGAAGGGTATGCTTGGGCCTATGATGGTGGGACCAAGCAAAAAGACTTTGAACAACTACGTGAAATTCGTAGATCTTATGGAACTTTATTTGAGGGTTAACTATGGTAGATCCATATCCAGCGGTTGGGAGTCATTATAGACCAAATTTCCAA